TTATAATTATGATAAAGAAGATATTTCTAAATATTTCAATTTGAAATGTGTGATGACTCAATGTGGACCCGTTACTAAGAAGATTTATCATACGGTTAAGTTGAAAGATCTGATAACATTTGATGTAGAGGAAATTTCTTTTGTAGAAGGCATGACTAAACTTGGACAATCTGCTGATTTGACTCTGGCCCGTTACAATACTCATTTATTTGATATTCCTATAGGCACACGACGCGATATTACAAGTAAGATTGCATCACGTTCGCAACATGAAAAATTGAGCTTTAATCAAAAAGGTGAATTGTTCGCAGCTGTTACCGATGGTTTTAGATCTTTTGGACTCACAAATGTTAAAGTATATCGTGATGATGAACCCTTAATCTATACTGACAGTGCTGGAATTACTTATACTACTCCTCATTACTTTGAATATGACGCAAACACTTCGGGTGGCGATTGTGGTTCACTGTTAGCACTTAAGAAAAATATGGGTCCCGTGACTATTTTTGGAATGCATGTAGCAGGAAATGAAAGCGCAGGATTGGGACATTCAGAACCTCTCATAAGAGAAGAAGTATTAGAAGCTCTGGATTATTATAAAGAAGATGATATAGTTTCTTTTGCTTTTCTAGACAATGTTGCACAATGTTCAAACCAAGTTGGAGATGGTCAATTTACTCCTTGTTATAAATTGGATCACGTTGCACCTATAAATATGAGAACTGATATCATGCAAAGTAAGATGATAAACTGTTTAGGTGAACCCCCAAAGACCGCACCTGCTCCCATGCGTCCACGTATGCATAAAGGTGAAGTTACTGATCCATGGAGTCACAATCTCAAGAAATTCTGTAAGTCTAGAGTAGACATTGAACAAAAAGTGATAGATGCTATATGTGATCAGATACTTGTTGATCTCGAAAAGGAATCAACTAATTCTGTAGATCGAAGAGTTTTAACTATAAATGAAGCAGTTTTGGGTGACGAAGAATTTGAACTTGGTTCGATTCCTCGCAACACATCTCCTGGTTATCCTGATGTGTGTAATCCGATTCCTGGACTTCCAGCACGAACACGTTATTTTGGAACTGATGTGGACTATGAAATGAATTCTGTGTATTTTAAAAATCTTGTTATTTATGTGGACAAGTATATTATGAATGCAAAGCAGAATATTCGTACACCAGATGTTTTTGTCATCGATAACGTTAAGAGCGAGACTTTACCGAAAGAGAAGATTGAAGAATCCCTTAAGGCAAGAGTATTTAATGCTATTGCTATTTCTCTTTTCTTATTAAATAAAATGTTTTTCGGAGCATTTACCTCTTGGATTATGAAAAATAGAATCCGCAATATGACCTCTGTAGGTTTAAATCCTTATTCATCGGAATGGGATCTACTTGCAAGACGTCTGCTACAATTCGTCAACGCAACAACACGGAATGTAGGTGCAGGCGATTACAAGACCTTTGACGGATCAGAAAATGCTAGGATTTTAATGGCAATATTTGATCGTATCATTAATGCATGGTATCAAAGATTTGCGGGAAAAACTGACGATGATAAAGTTAGAAAATTTTTGGGAATGGACTATTATGACTCATATCACATAAGAGGTGATTTCGTTTACCAATGGAACGGTGGAATGACTTCTGGAGGATTTTTGACTTTAATTCTCAATTTTCTTTATAATCGTTTTAATTTTTATTATTCTTGGTTTAAATTGCATGAGGAAGATTACGATAGTTTGCGAACTTTTAGAGATAATGTTTATGTGAATTTCACAGGAGACGATAATGTTTTCTGTGTTAGTAAGAAATATATGACGTTATTTACAGAAAAGTGGCTTGAGAAAACATCTTCCTTGATAGGCTTGACTTACACCTCCGAACTTAAAGGAGATATTGCTGAGGCGCTAAGATCTATTACTGAGGTTTCTTATTTGAAGCGGATGTTTAGATATGATAGTAGTCGAAGACGTTGGGTTGCGCCCTTAGACATTGACTCCATCTTGGAGTGCTTGTATTGGACTCGACGTAGAGATGATGCTGAAGTAATAACTCAACAGAATGTGGATTTCGCGTTAAAAGAACTCTCTCTACATGGTGAAGATATTTATTCAAAATACGCCCCAAGAATTATTTCTCATAGTGTTAAGAAGTTAGGTTTCATGCCCGATTTTGCCACATATTCCTCCGCTTATGAAGCCGCTTTGACAGCTGATGGGTGGTTGTAATCTTAACAACCCTCAGGTTAGAAGTTACCCTACATATAAAACTTTATTTCATAGTGTTTGTACTACTATGATATTAACATCGTACTAAATTTTAATTGACTTTGCTATCTGGTTACGGCTCATCATTTCGAAAT